GGTCCAGTATCAGATAGGGATGCCAAAGTCTTTAGGTACATGTCAGATCAGGCCAACAAGCAGCGCCTGTTCAAGACAGCTACTATAGCTGGTGCCCAATACAAGCTATGGAGTCTCGACTTCGATGAGAACCTACCTCTTGTCAAGCAAGAGCTTGACAGGCTTACAGCAGAGAATCCTACGCAGATGCGCGTAGTAGGTGCATGGTGGTGGAATGATGGTAGGCAAGTAGGCACACAACTGGTATGGGATACCCGCATTGTTACTAAGACATGGAGTATCCTCAACCCTGACTACCAGCCCGATGACCAAGAGCCTGACTACGATCCTCGCTTCGTACTACGAGTCACGGGAGACGTAGAAGAAGAGTATGTCACCGGGTCTACAGGTACTCCAGCCTATCCTCTGCTAGCCAAAGCTCAGTTCCTCAAGTTCATGCCTGATGTTGGAGACCCTCCCCAGCTAGCTACCGAGCTGGCTAACGTCAACCTCGGTCAGGGACAATCACCTAGACTCTTCATCTAAATGGATATCTTTCTCCATCAGGGGCAGTCGGAGATAGACGCAGACGATCACCGCTTTCAGGTGGTCGCAGCAGGACGACGCTTCGGCAAGAGCTTCTACGCAGCCTATAGGTTGTACGAGGCGGGCTCACACGAGACCAAGATACGGTCAGACGGGACAGAGATAGACCTCATAAATGAGGTCGTTTACTACGTAGGACCCACGTTCAAGCAGGCACGAGAAAACCTATGGGAAGTCATGATGTCCATAGGCTACGAAGCAGGACTCATAGCGGGGATAAGACAGAATGAAGGTGAGATTAGACTTACGAACGGTAGACTTATACGTTTTAAAGGCGCTGATGATCCTGATAGTCTGCGTGGAGTTGGTCTGCACTTTGTTGTTATGGACGAGTATGCATTCATGAAGCCAAGTGTGTGGGAGTGGGTCATACGGCCTGCACTCGCACGAGCAGAAGGTGGTGCTCTATTCATAGGTACCCCGGATGGCAAGAACCACTTTTACGATATGTGGATGGCTGCCTCGAAGGGCCTAGACCCCAAGAGTGGTAAGCCCACCACGAACTGGAAGAACTTTCAGTTCAAGTCGTCTGTCAACATACACATTACTACCACCGAGATAGACGAACTCACCGAGGGCATGACTGAGGAAGCTCGGAAGCAGGAAGTAGAAGCCAGCTTCTCGGCCACAGGCGGTCAGGTCTTCAACCAAGGTATGTTCCCTGTGCGGGCCCTAAACCCTAACACACAGGGCGAATACGTCATAGCCTGTGACCTTGCTGGCTTCTCACAAGGAGACGGTAAGAATAAGTCGAAGGTAATACTCGATGACCATGCCATAGCCATAGCTTACGTACACGACAAGGGTTGGCACATAGAGCGCGTCTTCCACGGACAGTGGGACGTACGAGAGACAGCTCTACGGATAATTAAGGCTTGGCGGGACTACGGCAGGTGTCCGGTAGGCATAGAGAGAGGCATGGCTAAGAACGCTGTCTGCGGGGAGGACGGACAGAGCAGCTACCTCGGAGACTTTATGGATAAGTACGGCTACTTCACTGTCAAGCCTCTCACGCACGGCAACCAGAAGAAGCACGATAGAGTGAAGTGGGCCATGCAAGGACGGGCTGAGAAGGGTGAGATTACCCTTGAGCCTGACACTGAGCTGCCAATTGAAGACAAATGGATAGGGAAGTTTCTCAGTCAAGCTGTAGACTTCCCCAACCCGCTGGCACACGATGATCTGATTGACGCAGTAGCGTATATAGATCAGATGGCAGAGGACGCACATAGCTGGAACATCAGTCTGCTAGATGACTGGGCACCACATGACAATGAGGTAGGATTCTAATATGGCAATTGTAAATATTGACGAGCCACGCAACGCAAATCTACCGCCATCAGGGCATGTAGGTCTAGTACACCACATTATGCACCTTGTGCGAGAGAATCGCATGGTCAGAGACCGACAGCACAAGGCTAACTGGGATGCTTACGAGCGTACCTTCCGTGGCAAGTACTCCGGTGCGGACAAGACCCGCGAAGGAGAGCGTAGCAGGCTGGTTGCCCCTGCCCTAGCTGCTGCTATTGAGTCAACTGCTGCTACCATTGAAGATGCTATCTTCTCCCGTGAACGCTGGTTTGACGTAGTTGACGAGCTGGGCGACGATGACAACAAGGACATACAGCAAGCCCACGGCTTCTTAGAGGAGGACTTCAACGAAGCTGGGGTGCCTGACGCCATAGCTAAGGTTGTGTTGAACGGCTGTTTGTACGGCACTGGTATAGGCAAAGTCAACATCACCCGCCGTGAGATTCGCACTATGGTCAAGGGTGAGGCACAGCGAGACTTCCGTCCGCTAGTCACACTTGAGGCTATCCCACCGTGGGAGTTCGTCATAGACTCTCAAGCACGGGACATACAAAGCGCATACTTCGTAGCGCATGAGACACACGTACCCCGTAACGTAGTCTGGTCCCGCATCAAGAGCAAGACGTACCGCAACGTACCCCTGCTTGGTAACACTGCCTCCACTACAGCACGACCTGCTGGAGAGGAGACACCTGACGGATCACGTAAGCCTATGGAATTTGATGGCTCCGTGTTCGTCACAGAATACTACGGGTTGGTCCCGGCTGCAATGCTCAAGGGCATAGTCAAGACCACCCCTGAAGACGTACAGGGCAATGGCCATGTAGAGGTCATCGTCACTATCGCCAATGAGTTAGAGGTGCTACGAGCAGTGGTCAACCCCTTCGCTATGAAGGATCGTCCCATCGTAGCATACCAGCACTCTGTAGTTCCCGGCAAGTTCTGGGGACGGGGTGTTGCTGAGAAGGGCTGGAACGCCCAGCGCGCACTCGATGCCGAGCTGCGAGCAAGGATGGACGCCTTGGGCCTCCTTACGAGCCCAATGATGGGTGCCGATATAACGAGGTTGCCACGGAACCCCGATATGCGCGTGCGCCCCGGCAAAGTATGGCTAACCCGTGGTCGGCCATCGGAAGTCCTAGAGCCTGTCGTTCTCGGTAACATAGACCCAAGTACCTTCAACCAGTCCTCTGAGATGGAGCGGATGGTTCAGGTGGGTACCGGGGCTATTGAGTCGAACGCTCCGCTTAACACTGACCGACGCAACGAAACAGCCAGTGGCATCTCGATGATCCAATCATCCGCCCTCAAGAGGATGCGGAGAACGATGTGGAACATGGAGCGGCAGTTCCTCAACCCATTCATCAAGAAGGCTATGCACCGCTACATGCAGTTTGCGCAGGGCAGATACCCGCAGGACTACCAGTTCTGCATCAAAGGCACCATGGGCATTGTGGCACGGGAGTTCGAGCAAGCACAGCTTATCGGTCTCTTGAGCAACATCCCACCGGACTCGCCCAAGCATGATCTGGTATTACGTAGCATCATCGAGCTAAGTAGCTCCCCCAAGAGGGACGAGATACTACAAGCTATGGACAAGCTCGCAGAGCCTAACCCAGAGCAACAACGTATCCAGCAAGAGATGCAGCAGCTACAGCTAGAGGCACAGCGCGCAGCAGTAGAAGAGCAGAAGCTGGAGAACGTCAAGACTCAGGCTGAGATAGCCAAGATACAGGCTGAGATTGACCAGATACGTAAGGAGATAGAACTCGAAGATGAGAAGGTTGATATTCAAGCCGCCAACACAGTTATTGGTGCTGACAAGGTAAAGGTTCAACGAGAGGGTCTTATGGTCCAGCGCGAGAAGAACGTGCTTGACGCCAAGGCCAAGGCTAAATCAAAGGGGAAGTAAATGGTTGAGTACACGAAAGAAGATTATGAAGATGCACTGCTAATAATCACTGGACACGAGAAGTGGCCTATACTACAGCAGGTGCTCTACAACGAGATGCAAGTCTCAAGCGACAACGGCCTGTTCCTCCCGACATGGGAGAAGGTGCAGGAAGAGAAGGGCTTTATCCGTGGCCTCATGTACGTAGTATCTCTACGCGACCAAGTAAAGGCCGCGCAGAAGCAAGCAGAAGATGCCAACCTATAGTTACAGGTGTTCGGAGGACGGAACCTTCGACCTATTACAGAGTATGGACAAGCACGCACGGGCCGAGTGCCCTACATGCGGCGAAGTCTGTAGTCAGGTGCTACTGAGTGCGCCTACTCTCGACATCTGGGCCATGGCGAAAGCCGGAATGCCCGGAGCGCACGAGCAGGTAGGTAACCGCTTAGAGAAGCGCCACAAAGCCGCTGGTCAAGAGCATACCTATTGGAGGGATGCTGACTAGCAAACACAGGACCCTACACCCTTCCTCGGGCGGGTCCTTCATATTCCCTACACCCCTTGTGGGCGGGATACACTTAGAGGAGTCATAGACATGGCGGAATTTAAAGATTACTTACCGGGAGGTAAGAATGCCCCCGCTGGCGGGATTGATGAAGAGATAGGAGACGCAGCACAACAGCAACAGGCGAGACTGAGGGACCCAAACACTGGACAGTTCATTGTTGACCCAGCCTCTACACCTAATGTTGATTGGGAAGAGCGTTTCAAGGAACTCGAACAGCATAACAGCCGACAGGCTCAGACGCTAGGAGAGTACCGCAGGACTATCGACAACTTCATCGCAAGCCCTACACCAGCTACGCCGGAGCCTCAAGACCCACCATCGCCAATCACGGTGGATGAGTTTTACGAGGACCCCCAGTCTACTATTCAACGAGCAGTAGACAACCATCCTGTAGTTCAGGACGCACGAGACCTCAAAGCCCAAATGGAACGAGATGCCATTCTCAGGAGTGCCCAGAAGTTCCAAGGAAAGCACCCGGACTATGAGAAGATTGATGCGACCCCTGAGTTTCAGAACTGGATCGTCGGAGACACCACACGACAAGACTTGTACTCTCGTGGCTCTTCATACGATTTCAGTGCTGCGGATGCACTCTTTAGCTTGTACAAAGCTGAGAAAGGCATGGCGCAAGTCCAAACCCAGCAAGACATCCAGCAAGCTGAATTGGTCAGCTCGTCTGGTGAAATGGTACAAGAGCCACCGCGCTATAGCCGAGCTGAGTATGTTCATAAGCTCATGCGGGCAAGACAAGGTGACTTGGAGTGCGAGGACTGGGTGAAGGCGAACGCTGCTAATTATCGGCTAGCTTTAGAGGCAGGAAATGTCCGTGACTAACCGAAAGTAGTATTCTTTTAACCACCACGCAAGAGGTAAGTCGAAATGACTGCAACTGCCTTATATACCCCTGACACAGTTGCCTCCAGTGAAACAAGAACAACTGCCGCCAATTTCATTCGTGAATTATGGTCGGACGAAGTTCTTGCTGTTTACAAGGCAAACACTGTCATGGTCCCGTTGATCCAATCAATGCCGTTTAGCGGCACGAAGGGTGATACGGTTCATATCCCGAAACCAGTCCGAGGCTCAGTTAATGCCAAGGCTGCTGGCACGGGTGTCACGCTTAACGTCGCAACGTCAGGCGTGTTTAACCTCACCGTAGCAACGCACACCGAGTACTCGCGCTTGATTGAAGATATCGTCAAGATTCAAGCACTCGATGGGCTTCGCGCATTCTACACGGATGACGCTGGCTACGCACACGCTAAAGCCCTTGATACGGCTATCCACCAGAACGCATCCACATGGTCGGGCGCTGACTCCGCTGGTACACCAACCACGGCTGGCTCCTTCTATTCCAAGGCTGCAATCGGTGGCGACGGTAATACCACGTGGGTTGGTACTGGTTCCGGTAACGGTGCCGCACTAACTGACGCAGGTATCCGGCGCGCAATCCAACATCTTGACGACTTGAATGTCCCGGCGCGTATGCGTGCCTTGGTCGTTCCGCCTGTTGAGAAGCGGAAATTGCTGGGTCTTGCTCGCTTCACTGAGCAGGCGTTTGTTGGTGAAGCTGGTCCGGGTAACTCTATCCGTAACGGCCTCATTGGCGACATCTACGGCATCCCTGTATATGTATCGACACAGTGTGAAACGGTTGACTCCTCAGACTGCACAAGCTATCGCGCTTGCTTGCTGTTCCAGAGGGAAGTTGCCGTTGTAGCAGAGCAACTCGCTCCGCGCTCGCAGAGTCAATACAAACAGGAATTCTTGTCTGATCTGTTCACGGTCGATACCATTTATGGTCTCGGTGCACCGCGTCCAGAGAATGGCATGGCCCTGATGGTTCCCGCCGCTTAATTTGGAGGTGAATCATGGCTACTGAAGCATTTGACACAGCAACAGAAGTAGTAGGTCTAGCTGCCAAACGGCAGTTTCGGGCACTCTTTGATGAGATAATTCCATTCAAGATGCAGCTCGAAGAAGACTCTGTGGCAGACCAAGCTGGTTCCAACGCGGTTGTTACCGTACCGGGAGCAGCACTGGGCGACTTCGTTATGATTGGCTGGGGCGCTGACCTCACCAACATGACGTACTCCGCATCAGTAATCTCCGCAGGTGTTGTCGAAGTACAAGTCCACAACCTTACCGGCGCAGCCGCTACAGGTTTGGCAACAGTTAGCACGTGCTACGGGATATGTCTACGCCCGTCAGCAGAACTGTTCGGCAACCTCTAAGGCTTTCGGGGGTGCGCCTTAAGCACCCCCACCTTATTCAGGAGATGTAATGTCACAACGTAGGTTTAGTTTGATTGGATCAGGTACAATCTCGGGCGATACTGGTATATCAACTATCAATCCGCAGAATGGCGATTACACTCTCGTCCTCACTGACGCTGGCAGCACCATTGCAAAGTCAAGCGGCGGTGCAGGAGAAACATTCACGATACCGGCGAACGCATCTGTAGCGTTTGAGGTAGGAACCCTCATCAGCTTCTCTAACGATGGGGGTGGCGACGTAACTATCGCCATCACATCCGACACCCTAGAGGACGTTGATGGTGCAACCGGCAGCCAAGTGCTGAGTGACGACCACGTAGCTCTCATACAGAAGATAGGCAGCACCAAGTGGAGGTACTCTTCTACTAGCACTTCGGCTGGCTTGTCTAGTCTCGTAGGCGACGCAACTCCGCAGCTAGGAGGCGACCTAGATGTCCAGAGTCATAAGATTGTATCCGTTAGCAATGCAGACATTGACATAGAGCCACACGGCACAGGTAACGTACTGCTTGGTAACCTAGAGTTCGATGCTGACCAGACCGTGGGCGCAGGACAAGACAACTACGTCCTTACCTACGACGATGGCGACGGAGAGATTAGCCTTGAAGCCTCCGCAGGAGGAGGTGGTGCGCCGGAAGGTACGGCTATAGTCTCTACCGGAGAGAGTGGTGGTACCAAGTTCCTCAGAGAGGATGGTGACAACACTTGTTCGTGGCAGGTCCCCGGTGGTGGTGGCACCCCCGAGGGCACAGTGATACTCTCCACCGGAGAGACCGGAGGCAGCAAGTTCCTCAGAGAGGACGGAGACAATAGCTGCTCATGGCAGGCTGCTCCCGGAAGTGGTGCTACAATAACCTTCTTCCAAGTGGAGGACGATGGCTCAACGGGACAAGCGACCACGGGCACTCGAACAGATTTAGATGGCATGTGGGGCACCCCCTCGCACACCGACTCAGACTTCTCATGGAATGGCAGCACAGGCATCCTGACCGTAAACACTACGGGTAAGGTGTGCTTCAACGTTGCGGTTGCTGGAAAGAACACAGGAGCTAATAGGTGCGAGCTTCACGCTGATATATACAAGAACGGTAGTGCAATCCTAATAGAGACAGCCAACTACGCAACTCGTGACTCCAACCAAGACGAGGGTAACGTGGTTATCGCTGGGTTCCTTGACGACGCCGTAGCCACTGACACCTACCGTCTTCGTGTCTCTGACAACGGAGTTTCTATGACTATCGGGCACGCTGACGTTGCGGGCATGACGTACTTTGGAGCCAAGCTCTATACATGAGCACACTCCTTCAACTACGCATGACTACAGCAGGTGCTGGACAAGTAGCTGATCCACCTGATCCCCCTACGTCAGAGGCACCGTACCCTCGACTTGGTACTCCTAGAACAGGACCACCCAACTGGGGACAGACGGGCACACTAGCAGAGAACGACAGGGCTGCTATGGGCCTCATGGATGTAGTCACCCTGTTTGGGTTTGGCACCTCCAACATGGATACCACTCCTCCAGCCAGTAATTGGATAGCTAGGACCACAGCTAGTCAAGAGATAATTGACGCCAATCCGGGTGGTGAAATTTACCTTTTCTACTACTTCAATCTCATGGAGACAGGGGACGTCTCTGGTCCTAAGAAGACGTACCTTGACGCTGCTACTGGCCCGAATGGCTCAGATGGCTGGTGTCGTGATGCTGCGGGGGATAAGTTTTCCTTCTTCGGTGGTAGTTTTGGAACCAACATCTCCAATTATGTGTCTGTAGATGGTAATAACCAAAGATACACTGAGTGGTATGCCGACAACATCGTAGAAGACGACCTCATAACTCCCCACACAGCGGCAGGCGTGCAAGTAGGTGGGCCCGGTGGCGTCAACGTCATGCTCGACAACTTCCAAATACACTCGAACAAATCAGGATGTGACTGGAATCAGGCGGGCGGAGCTGATGACACTGAGGCGTTCTACGACCCAGAAGATGCTGCCCATGTTGCCGCTGAGCCTGTAGCTGTAACCGCGTACTCAGGGTTCAGAGAGAACTCCCTCAAAGGACTCAAGCGCATTGAAGCCAATAACACGGGGATGATTGTACTACCTAACACTAACCAGTGGTCAGAGGAACATTCTGGTGCGCTCGCTGATCTGCGAAATGTGCTACTTGAGTACAGGCTCAGCGGCGAAGAGCTGGATGCTGACGTCCACGGCGGATTCTCTGAGCAGAACTCCAACAATATAACTTCTAGCTGGCCCCGCTCTGGCGTTGGTGCCAACGGGCTAAACCGAGGGCAGGACGGTTCGTGGCAGAGAATGTAC